GAAGGTGTATACAATGATATTGGGTGGTCTTTAAACTTAAATCCATTTAAAGCGAAATTTTTTAATTTCAGCTAGGATACCCAAAATATTTTTCTTATCTTTAACACATGGTAAATAAATTAATACTTCAGTCGGTTATAAACAAATACTACTTGGGCGAAAACGAATCCGTCAAGTGGAAAATCAAAGATAAAACACTTACAGTTGACTTTATGTCTGTAAATAAAGAAGTTATAGGTAAAGTTACCCACACAAATTTTGATTTAGAAAACAGTGAATTAGCTATCTTTGACACTAAAAAATTGCTTAACCTACTTAGTATTACCTCAGGTGACCTAATGTTTAGTTTGGAAAAAGGTAAATCGGTTTACACTAAAATGCATTTTGCAGACGAATCATTTAACTTAACTTATGCACTTGCAGATCCACTTTTAATTGGAAAAGTAGGTGCAGTAACAGAGCCAGAATGGGATGCCGTTTTGCCTTTAGAAAAAGAACACGTTGACAATTTAGTTAAAGCAAAGAATGCTCTAACTGGAATAGGCTCAATGACTATCAAAATTGATGTTGATTTAAATGGAGATAACATGTGTGTATTTACATTTGGAGACGAGCAAGGCCATAACAACAAAATCACATATCAAATGTATGGTACAATCAAACCAGACAATGTTGAAATACCTTTCAATTCAGATATGTTTAGAAACATACTCAAAGAAAATAAAGATCTAGAAAGTGGAAATATCTACTTGAGCTACCAGGGTTTAATGAAATTGGAATTTACATCAGAAGATACAACGTGCGAATATTACATGGTACGTAAAGAGGAAAGTAGCTTTTAGTATGTATAATAGAATTTGGAAATTCAAATAAGTTTTCGTATATTATAGTTATAAATTTAAATTTAGTTATGCAAGAAACAAAACGCAGAGGACGTCCTGCTCGGGACGAGAATGACACACAGTCAAACTTATGTACAATTAAGGATCCTTCAATGGAACCATTTTACATTGTAAAAGATTCAACTAATTTTACAGTAATAGAAAAATCTATTGCTACACGAGGATTTGGTGGTAAACAAGCATCTGGAAAAGAAACTGAAAAAGTAGTAGGATATTACAGTAGCTTTAAAAATGCCTTAAATCGTATTGCAAAAGAAAAATTCTATGAAAATCAAGTAGAATACAATTCAATTCAAGAATATATTTCTACTTGGAATGTAGTTAAGGAAGGAATGGAAACAATATTAAACAAAGTAGAGTTATGAGTAAATTAGAAGCATTATTTGATGCGGTTATAGTTAAACCGCTTGAGCTAGAAGAAACAATGTACGGCTCAATTTTTGTACCTGACGCAGGTAAAGATAGAAACGAGCAAGGTGAAATTGTAGCAGTTGGACCTGGTAGAACAGTTGCTGGAGTTGGGTTTATCCCATGTGATGTTAAAGTAGGAGATATAGTAATTTTGCCTACAATGGGGTTTTCAAAACTCCAATTTAACGGAGAAGAATATTACATAGGTAGAGAAAATGAGATTTTAGCTAAAATAAACAAAGAAGATAATGAGTAAGACAACACTTAGAGTTAAAACACTTAGCCACAATACATTCTACCAACAATACTCAATTGGAAGAATAGCCACACTAGACACCCCAGGAAATATGAGATCATGGGATAGAGAAATGGTAGTACCAATTGAAAAAATTGGAAATATTACACAAGTTATATTTGAAACAGTTGAATACACAAGTGAAACAAGACGTAAAATCCAACTTGATGTAGTATACGATGTAATAGAGTATGATGATGTTTGTAAATTATTAGTATTAAAAATAGAAGAAGACAATGAGTAAGAAAATAGAATTTGGAGCAGAAGCTCGTAAAAAACTAGTTAAAGGTATTGATACTTTAGCAGATGCAGTAGTAGCAACATTGGGACCAAATGGTAGAAACGTTGTATATGTTGAAAATGGAATGGTTGTTTCTACTAAAGATGGTGTTTCAGTTGCAAAAACAATTTCAGAATTGGAAGATCCAATTGAAAATTTAGGAGCACAGTTAGTAAAACAAGCCGCTATTAAAACAGCTGACCACGCAGGAGATGGAACAACAACTTCAACTCTATTAGCACGTGAATTGGTTAAAGGTGGTTTAACTAAATTAAACGAGGGAGCAAATGCAGTTGAAATTAAAAGAGGAGTAGACGCTGGAGTAAAAGAAGTACTTGCTACACTAAAACAAAATTCAGAAAAAATTTCATCTGAAGAGCAACTTGAACAAATTGCAACCATTTCAGCAAACAATGACCCTGAAGTAGGAAAATTAATTGCTCGCGCTATGGAAAAAGTAGGACGTGAAGGTGTAGTTTACATTGAAGAATCTAAAACAGACGAAACATATTTAGAGGTAGTAGAGGGTATGCAATTTGATCGTGGTTATAAATCACCTTATTTTGTTACCAATAACAACAATATGTCAGCATTGCTTCAAGATGCTTATGTTTTGTTAGCAGATTATCGTTTTACTCAAGTAAAAGAATTGCTTCCAATTTTAGAAGGTGTATCGCAAAAAGGAAAATCATTGCTTATTGTTGCAGAAGATATAGATGGAGAGGCTTTAGCTACACTTATTGTAAACAAAATGAGAGGTACACTTAAAGTGGCAGCTGTTAAAGCACCTGACTTTGGTGAACGTAGAAAGTTAATTTTAGAAGATATTGCTATTTTAACTGGTGGAACAGTATTTGACAAAGACAAAGGTATGAAACTAGACAAATTCAATTGGGAATGGTTTGGTGAAGCTAAAACAGTTACTGTAACAAAAGAAAAAACCACTATCATTGATGGGAACGGAACAGCAGAAGCAATTACTGCTAGAGCAGAAGAGCTACAAGCACAAATTGAAAAAGCACAAACACCATTTGAAGTTGAAAAACTACAAGAACGTTTATCTAAATTTGTAGGTGGAGTTGCTTTGGTTCATGTAGGTGGAAGTACAGAAACTGAAATGAAAGAGAAAAAAGACCGCGTTGATGATGCTCTACATGCAACACAATGTGCCCTAGAAGATGGTATTGTACCAGGTGGTGGTTCAGCTCTACTATATGCTCGTGAAGGTATTACTTGCTCTAAAAAAGACTCAGATGATTTTAATTATGGTAAACGTTTAGTTTACAAAGCATGTGGTAAACCATTTGAGGTTATTTTAGCAAATGCTGGATATGCTGAAAGTGATATGTACCCAATTAACATGCAAATTGGAAAACAAGAGGGTACTTGGAGTGGATACAACATCAAAACAGAAACTATCGTTGATATGAAAGAGGCTGGTATTATAGATCCACAAAAAGTAACTAAAAACGCATTATTGAATGCCGCTTCAATTGCTGGAACAATCCTATTAACAGAATGTGTTGTTGTGGACAAACCAGAAGACAAAAAGCAAGAACAACCAATGTATGATCCTTCAATGATGATGTAATGCAGGTAGAAAAAGTAGAATATAACGAGCTTATCGCAACACGAGTACCCCCTGGAGATCAGTGGGTGCTTGTGGGAGATAAAAGTAAAGTAATTCACAAATCACTTACGGATGCTTTAGAGGCATGGTTTGAAAAAAATCAAGAAAAAGCAGAATTTCGTTTAGCTCCTTTAGATAGTAAACTTTATGTTATACGAAGCCAAGAGAAAGAAATTCAACCCGAGCCAGTTAAACGCTTTAACATTTACGGAGATCCAGAGTAACGGGTCTCTTTTTTTACATATTTATAATTATGAAATTAACAGATATTCTACGCACAATAAAAGAAAATGAGGAAGAGGACACTCAACAACCAACAGGAGAAGCTCCTGAAAGTTATGATTTCACCATCATCCCTTCAGACATACAAGCAGCTTTAGATGCTTTAAGTAATATTAAAAATTACGGAATTTACTCTAAAAACCTGGCAAACCAAGCAGAAAGAACAACAGTATTTGGCCCTTCAATTCCAGCACAAAAATCAAATGCTGCTCAATCTGATTGGAATACTTTATCTCCTAAAGAAAGACTTCTTAAAATTGAAGAAATTAAAGAAAGAATTAATAGGCTTGAGGGTGAAAATGTAAATATAGGGGAAAAAGTATGGAGTAATACTTTAGATTTACTTGCTAAAAGTAAAGACTATGCTACTTGGATGGAAGAAAATGGAGACAACCCAGAAGATTATTTGATAACTTTAAATGGAAAACAAGCTAATGATTTTGATCTTTTTGGAAGTAGAGGAAGTGCTTATTTCCCTCAAAAATTAGGTGATGAAGAGGTTAAATATAAACCTTTACAGCAAGATAAAAATTTTATTATAGTAGATAACAAAATTGTATTCCCTTTAGAAAAGAGTCCATACAAACCAAAGAAGTATTTAAGAAAAGTTATTTCATTGATTATGGATAATGCAGGAGTTGATTTTGAAGAAGACAAAAAATTCCAATTAGAACCTGAAGAATCTTCACCAGAATCTACTCAACCAACCCCAACCCCAACGGCTGCTGGTCCTTCAGTTTTAACCATTACTTTAGACCCAGCTAAAATCAAAGGTAAAAAGAATGAGTTGAATGCTATTATCAAACCTTTAAAAAACACATACGATAAAAATTTTGATTACGATCAAGAAAATGGTGTGATTAAAATTACAAACATCAAACCTGAACGAAGAGCTGACGTAAGAAGCCAATTTGCTAAATTTTTAAAACCACAATCCCCAGTTAAAGAATCTTTAGATTTTGACTTTGAAAGATACCAGATGCTAAGACGAGCTGGGATAATTAAATAATATGGACAATTTCGATTTAAAAAAGTACATAGCTGAAAATAAGCTAAACGAAGCTGAAGATAATGATTTATATTACACAGCAGGTGATATGATTTCCCAAGTTGGTTTATTCACTAGAGAAAAAGCAGCCAAACTAGAAAAAGAAGATGGAGGAAATCTATACCGTTTCTTTGACACCCCAGAAGAAAAAGAAGAACTAATCAAAATTTCAGAAGGGTATAAAGCATATCTAGCTAAAGTGAAAGCAACAATGGACGAATTAATAAACGATCCGATGTATAGAGTTGCAGTAGGTGATGTAGGTGGACAATATAGAGATAGAGGACCAGGTGAAACATTACAAAAAGCATATTACAGAGCAAAAAATATTTAAATAAAGAGCTTGCCTAGTGCAAGCTTTTTTTGTATATTAAGGTTATGAAAGAAAATACGTTATATGTAGAGCGTTTTCGCCCTATCGAATTGAAATACTACGTTGGTAACGAAAACGTTAAAGACACAATCCAAAAATACCTTGATCAAAACGACATCCAAAACTTTATCTTCTATGGCCCTCCTGGCTGTGGGAAAACAACCCTAGCCAAAATCATAGTCAAAAACCTAGATTGCGATTACCTTTATATAAACGCAAGTGACGAAAATGGAATTGACACTATTAGAGAAAAAGTAAAAGGATTTGCTAGTGCTGCATCTTGGAAAGGAATTAAAGTAGTAATCTTAGATGAAGCAGATTTCATTACAATCCAGGGGCAAGCCGCTTTACGTAACGTAATTGAAACATTTTCTCGCTCAACACGTTTTATATTAACTTGTAACTTTATAGAGCGAATTATTGATCCTCTACAATCACGTTGCCAGGTACTTAAAATTGTACCACCAACTAAACAGGATGTATACAATCATTTAACTTGGATATTAGCTGATCAATTAAATTTATCCTATACACCTGAGGATTTAAAATCACTGATTTTAAAATACTATCCTGACATGCGTAAAATGTTAAATGTTTTACAAATGTCTGTAAAAGATGATGCTATTGTATTAGATGAAACTGTTTTAACCTCAAACAATTACATTAAAGAGGTATTGAAAGAACTAGCAGGTAAGAAAAACTGGATTACAATTAGACAAATCATAGCAGATTCAAATGTTAAGGACTTTGAGGAACTATATCGCTCACTATTTGAATACTCTTCAAAATATTCACCTGGAAAAGAAGGAATGGTTGCAATTATATTAAACGAGCATTTATATCAAGCAAATTTTAGAATAGATAAAGAAATTAATGTAATGTCCGCAATTGCAAAAATTATAGAAGTAATATGAAACATTTCTTTAAATACACTCTTTCGTGGGTATCACAAAATTTAGCTGTACCTTTTTGGACAATAGGTCATATACATTTAATGACATCAATTTATGCTGATATAGTTGAAATAGTAATGTCGCTTGGTATGAACTTAATAGTGGCAGCAGGATTTATAGTTGATTTTATAGAATATAAAAAAGAAAAAATTAAATAATTTGGTAACCTTATAAATCTTTTATAATATGTATAAACAAAATAAAATGACAAAAGAACAATTACGTATGCAAATGTTGGCTGGTATAATTACAGAAGGACAATATAAAACTATGTTAAACGAATGGGGTGGGGGAGATTTAGAAAGTGATCGTAGAAATCGAGAATATATTAAAGCATATGATGATGCACAATCCTTAACTCCTAAAGATAGATGGAAGGGCAATGAAGATGGGTATATCAAATATCTATTAGGTTTATCAAGTGTTAGATGGAAAGATGTAGATGGTAAACAAGATTTAGTTGATATAAGCGGGATTGAATATGCTGATGATACGTTTAATGATTTAGATGATAAAACATCATATACGTACAGACATGCTAAAGGAAGAGGTTATTTAGATTGGATGCTTAAGGTTAGAGAAAGATATAATGAACTTAAAAGATCTGGTGAAATTAAAAAAATGGTATAAATTACATATTTTACTAGAAAAGCTTGCCTACCAGCAAGCTTTTTTTTATCTTTAACAATATATAAAAAATAAATAAAATGGAAAAACCACAAATGAACATTGATTTTACTAACACAACATCTGTTGAAGGATTTGATGGAGGTAAATTATTCGGACAAGCAGTTATTATTCGTAAAATATCCAAATTTATAGTTGGAGCAGACGAGGACATGCTTATTCCAATCCCAGTATTTTATGATCTAGAAAGTAAAAAAATCTTACCAGATTCGCTTCCAAAAGAACTTAGAGACGAATACAAAGATATTACTTTAGATGCCTAAAAAACAGATAAAAGATATTTGGGGGTGGTTAAATGAAATCACCCTCTATAAAACTCCCATTGAAAACATTTCAGATGATTCATGGGACAAATGGAACTCCTATATGGTTAACCGATACGTATCGATGGATATACGCTACATTGAGTTAGCAAATTATATTCAAACTATACCCTACGAAAACAAACAACAAATATATCAAATTTATAGAGAGATGATTCCAAAACAAAAAACGTTCTTGAAGTACATTAAGTCAAGAACCAAAAGACAACCTGCTACATTGGTAGAGTATGTAGCTAAACATTTTGAATGTAGCTTAGGTGAAGCAGAAGAATATATTGACATACTCCGTGAAAATGGAACCAGAAGAGTTCTATATGATATGGGAGTAGAAGACAAAGAAATAGACAAGTTATTAAAAAAATGAATAGAGAAATTAAAGTTACAGATTCAGTTGTAGACTCAATTATTGACAAATTTGTTGAAAGAGCTACCACAGGACGAGAAAAATATGGAACAGATTTAGATAGACAAGACTTATCTTTAGAGGATTGGCTCGAGCATAGCCTACAAGAAAAAATGGACGATATCCTATATATCCAGAAGGCTTTAAAAACATTGCGTGAATCAAAAACTTCATAATATTTATAATAAAATATTCAAATGAACAAAGAAACATTACGTATGCAAATGCTTTCAGGTGTAATCACAGAAAGCGAATATAAAGCAAAATTAGAAGAAGGAGCTTTTGATAATCCTTTTGCCCCTAAAGCCCCAGAATCTCAAAAGGGTGGAGGGTTGCAGTTAAAAAATGCTGCTATGAAGGTTTATTCCTACATTAAAAAGAATGGATTCACTCCTTATTTAACAGTTGATGGTAAAAATGTTGGAGATAGAATGAACCATGATTTTTCAATCCAAGTATTAACCAAATCAGGCCATCAAGGAGAAGGTACATTAGTTATTCAGGGTAATCAAAATAAAACTAACCCTCAGGTAGTAGAAAAGCTACAAAATGATATAATTCATGACTTTCCTTTTCTTAAAAAGTCCAACCAATCAAACCCATCTCAATTATTGATTAAACTTGAAGTTGATCCTAAAGCAAATGTTTCTGAATCTTTAAACGAACACTACATTGCTGGTGGAATTGTTGGAGTTGGAGCAATTAATAATCCGTTTGAAGGACGTAAAAAAGAATCATACGAAGATGCTTTCGAATACTTTTTAAACAAAAAATATAGTTTGAATGAAGCAGAAGGTGATGTGATGGTTGATTCTATTACATTAGTAGTGTATATTAATAAATTAATTTCCCTAGCAGACGATATGGAATACACTCCAGATATGATCCAAGGATTACAAGATCTTAAAGCTGGATTATCTAAGGGTGAAATGAGTGTAGAAGATGCTCTTGATGTAATTCAACAAACTATTGATATTACTAGGGATGAAATTGGTAAAGTTGAAGCTTTAGGTCAAGCTGTTGGTTATAATAAGGCCATTGTTGCTAAAGCAAGAGAAATTGCTAGTCTTGGAGAAGGTAAAGAAGTAGAAAAACCTGAAGATATGACTAAACATAGAATAGGAGTCCTTTCAACTCTTATAGCAGATGCAGAAAAAGATCTTGCTAAATCTAAAGAAAACCCTGAATTAGCTAAGGAAATAGAAAAAAGTATTAAAATACTCACATCATCTCTCGAAGCCTTAAAAGCACTATAAACAAAGAAACTGGTAAAGACAAATGAACCCAAGAGATATAGTCAAACTAGACATACCTCTATTTATTCGTTTACTCGAATATGCTAGAGAAGATGCAAAAGATGATATGGATCTGCACCGTGTGGCAGAAAATGCAATAGAATTATCTCGTATAGGAGGAACATTAGGAATGGTAGATTATGAAAACATAATCGGACCCCAAGAAAATATCGAAGAAATAAAACGCTGGCAATTAAGAGCCGGAATTATAAAATAATTTACAATACGGCTTAGGACCGTTTGCTAGTTATAGCAAGAGAATACTTTTATCGCTATCAAGATATTCTCAAGAAAGCTTGCTTTTAGCAGGCTTTTTTTGTATTTTACATTAATGAAAAAAAAGTTACCTTCTATATTAAAAGAAGTAAAAACTAAGGTTTTACCTCAAATTGATTATGCAACCCAAAAATCAATTTCATATTCCCAACTTTCAATGTTTAATGACTGCCCTAAAAAGTGGTCTTTACAATATAAAGAAGGGTTTAAACAATTTACCTCTTCTATTCATACTGTTTTTGGAACAGCATTCCATGAAACACTCCAGCATTATCTAACAGTATATTACGAACAAAGCGGAGCAGAAGCAGATAGAATTAACACATCTGAAATGTTAGAGGAAAAAATGAGAGAACTCTACAAAGAACAATACAAATCAAACAACAACCAACATTTTGTATCCCCAGAAGAACTTAGAGAATTTTACGAAGATGGAGTTGAAATCATAAGAGAACTATCTAAAGACAAAAACAAATATTTTGGTAAACGAGGATGGTACTTAGTGGGATGTGAAATACCTATCATATTAACACCACATTCAAAATACCAAAATGTATTACTTCAAGGATTCATTGACGTTGTTTTATACCACGAACCAACAAACAAAATTAGAATTATAGATATCAAAACATCTTATAACGGTTGGAACAAAAAACAAAAAGCAGATGAAAATAAACAATTTCAACTTATAGCATACAAAAAGTATTTCTCCGAAATTTACAATATTCCTTTAGAAAACATTGAAGTTGAATTTTTAATTGTAAAACGTAAAATATTTGAAAGTGAAGATTTTGTCATCAAACGTGTTCAAATCCATAAACCAGCAGCAGGTAAAGTAAAATTAAATAGAGTAACAAAATCAATAGAAGAATTTATAGAACAAGCATTTGATTGGAATGGTTTTAAACAAGTAGAACACCAACCTAAAATAAATGGTAATTGCAAGTATTGTCCTTTCTATAAAACTCACTTATGCTCTGCGACCTACTAATATACCGCCATATGTATATACGATAACATAAAATTAAAAACATATGAGTGATAAAACACAACAATTAACCTCCGTAAAAATTGATACGGAATTATTCGACAAATTTAAAATTGAATGCATAAAACGTAAATTCTCGTTTCAAAAACTAAGTGAAAGAGCAATCCACCTATATTTAACAGACGAGGAATTTAGAAAAAAAGTTCACAACCACAATGACTTAAGCTTGAAATAAGCTTTATAGCTTATTTTTTAATAAACTAACAAGTTTATTTGGAAAATCAAGATTAAATAGTTATATTAAATAAAAATAAAGTTATATATGGAAAAATTCGGTTATTTACCTCAAAACGAGAGGAAAAAAATCTTACTAATTTGCGATGACATTAGAGTACATTCGGGTGTAGCAACAGTAGCACGTGAATTAGTTTTAAACACAGCTCAACATTTTAATTGGGTAAACATAGCGGGAGCAATTAATCACCCCGAAGTTGGAAAACGATTTGATTTATCAGCAGATACAAACACAAACACAGGCCTAACAGATACATCTGTTTTCTTGTATCCAACAAATGGTTACGGTGATGCAGATTTAATTAGACATTTAATTGATTTGGAAAAACCAGATGCAATTATGTTAATTACGGATCCAAGATATTTTGAGTGGTTATTTATGATTGAAAACGAGATTAGAAGACAAATGCCAATCATTTATTTAAACATCTGGGATGATTATCCGGCACCGTTGTACAACAAAGCATTTTATGAGTCGTGTGATGCGTTA